ATTGATTATAATGCAGACCTGCGTTACTCAGGTGTTTTAACACGCGGTAACTTCCAATGGGACAACGGCGTGCTAGATACAAGAGTAAGTTTTTATCCAAACAAAGACGGTAGATTCTTAATTTCTTGGGTACCACCTAAACATATGCAAAACCGCGTAATAATAAAGGATGGGTACAAGTATCCTGGTAATGAACACTGCGGGGCATTTGGTTGTGATAGTTATGATATATCAGGAACAGTCGACAACAGAGGATCTAATGGTGCTCTTCATGGACTAACCAAGTTCTCAATGGAAGATGTGCCAGCAAATCATTTCTTTTTAGAATACATTGCAAGACCTCAAACGGCTGAAATATTTTTTGAAGAAGTATTAATGGCTTGTGTATTTTATGGTATGCCAATACTTGCAGAGAACAACAAAGCAAGATTATTATACCATTTTAAAAGAAGAGGTTACAGAGGGTTTTCAATGAATAGACCCGACAAAGTATGGAATAAGTTGTCTCCAGCTGAAAAAGAAATCGGCGGAATACCAAACTCAGGACAAGATATTATACAAGCACATGCTGCTGCAATTGAAACTTATATAGAACACCATGTTGGGGATTTAGGAGATTCATATGGAGATATGTATTTTCAAAAGACATTAGAAGATTGGGCAAGATTCAATATAAACGATAGAACAAAGCACGATGCTTCGATAAGTTCTGGATTAGCTATAATGGCATGTAACAAACATATGTATACACCAACTAGCAACTTCCAAAAGGATAGAGTTCCTTTAAACTTTAAAAGATATAATAATGAAGGTTATAGTTCAAAAATAATATAATAGATGATTTATACAAACAATAATAGTTCTTTCCCTAGTCAGGTGGTACCGGATGAAGAAAAACAAAGTTATGAATACGGAGCTTTAGTCGGCAGAGCTATTGAAAACGAATGGTTTCGTGGAGATAGAGTTGGTGGCGGAGTAGGTAATAGATGGGGATCAAACTGGCAAAACTTTCATAATTTACGTCTTTATGCAAGAGGTGAACAATCTGTACAAAAATATAAAGATGAATTATCTATCAATGGTGATCTGTCATATCTTAACTTAGATTGGAAACCAATTCCTATTATACCTAAGTTTGTAGACATTGTTGTTAATGGTATATCAAGTAAGAACTATGAGATTAAAGCTTATGCCGAAGATCCAGAAGCAGTTCAAGCTAAAACTAAGTATGCTGAAAGTATCATAAGAGATATGATGGCAAAGGATTTATTAGCAAGCATCCAATCTAAATTGGGTGTTAATCTATATAATACACCAAATCCTGAGGAACTACCTGAAACAAAAGAAGAATTAGAAATTAAATTGCAATTAGATTACAAGCAAGCAATCGAAATTGCAGAAGAAGAAGTAATAAATCAAATACTAGATCGTAATAGATATGCCTTAATTAATAGGAGAATCAATTATGATTTAACTGTATTAGGTATTGGAGCAGCTAAAACAAACTGGAATGAAGCTAATGGTGTTGTTGTTGAGTATGTTGATCCTGCTAACTTAGTTTATTCTTATACAGAGGATCCAAACTTTGAAGATATATATTATGTAGGGGAAGTTAAATCTGTTGCCTTAGAGGAGCTTAAAAAAGAATTTCCATATTTAAGTGATGCAGATTTAAAAGAAATAGAAAAATTCCCAGGTAATGCCAACTATACTCGTAATTATTACGGAGCTGATACAAACGATAATACAGTACAAGTATTATATTTTGAATATAAAACATATTCTAATCAGGTTTTTAAAATTAAACAAACCGAAAATGGATTAGAAAAAGCACTTGAAAAACCAGACACATTTAATCCTCCAGCAAATGATAACTTTGAAAGAGTATCAAGATCAATAGAGGTATTGTATTCAGGTGCAAAAATATTAGGATTAGAAAGAATGCTTAAATGGGAACTAGCTGAAAATATGACTAGACCATTTGCTGATACTACAAGAGTAGAGATGAATTATACTATCTGTGCTCCTAGAATGTATAAAGGAAGAATTGAGTCATTAGTGAGTCGTATAACAGGATTTGCTGATATGATTCAATTAACGCATTTAAAATTACAACAAGTACTATCAAGAATGGTACCAGATGGGGTATTTGTCGATGTGGATGGCTTAGCCGAAGTTGATTTAGGTAATGGTACAAACTATAATGCTGCAGAGGCGTTAAATATGTATTTTCAAACAGGTAGTATTGTTGGTAGATCAATGTCCCAAGATGGTGGGCAAAATCCTGGCAAAGTACCAATCCAAGAATTACAAACATCGTCAGGGAATGCTAAGATAAGTTCTTTAATTAGTACTTACCAGTATTACTTACAAATGATACGTGATGTAACCGGATTAAACGAAGCAAGAGATGGTAGTATGCCAGATAGAGATGCTTTAGTTGGATTACAAAAGATGGCAGCAGCAAGTTCAAATACCGCAACACGTCATATATTACAATCAAGTTTATTCTTAACATTAAGATTATGTGAGAATATTGCGCTTAGAATTAAGGATTCATTAGAATTCCCATTAACCCGAAAAGCGCTTATTGAAAGTATATCTGTTTCCAATGTAGAAACACTAAAAGAAATAGAAAATTTAAACTTGCATGACTTTGGTATATTCTTAGAGTTAGAACCTGAAGAAGAAGACAAAGCCCAGTTTGAACAAAATATTCAAGTTGCATTGCAATCAGGCGGAATTGATTTAGAAGATGTAATTGATCTAAG